CTAATAAATGTATCAAGCATATCTGCAGAAGTCATTTCAGTAATACCGGTAACTGGATCATAATAACATGGATTACGATTCGTAGATAAAGTTGGATCTGTTGCGCTAGCAACAGTTTGCTGAATTTTATTCCATTGAACTGTTACTGTTCCGGGTTCTGCCGTTGTTGCTTCAGGAGGAAAGTTTTGTACTGCTGGCCAATTACCGCCTGTTTCAGATGATGCTGCACCAGCTTCTTTACGTGTATCTGAAATGTTTCCTAAGTTACCGCTAGCAACAACTGCTAAAGTAACTGTAGGAGATTGATTATATTTAAAAACTGCGTATTGAATTAAGGTACCAACTTCAGCAGCCGTCATTTCTTGTAAGCCAGAAAGGCCATACCTTTTTAGTGGACGTCTTATAGCCATGATATATCCTTATGGTATGCTTAGTGTTGCATTCGTAGACATCAAATATCCACCTAATAGAATAGCTCCAGCTGAATCTCTAATAGTGAACTCATGAACATCTGTCATGTTTACACCGTCCATTGAGAGTGTATTACTAATATTTGCTATATTAGCATCAAAGTTATCAATGCTCGCATTTACAATACCAGCACTATCAACATATAAATTTGATATATGTCCATTAACATAGTTCAAATTTGTGCCAGAAATTCCTTCTATACGAGCAGAATCACCGCGAATAACTTCTGATCTTAATACTGAAATATCAGCTGAGTCATAATTTATGTTAAGTCCGGATAAATTAGAAATTCTTGCAGAATCAAAAGAAGCTGTAGCGTAATTAAGACTAGTGCCTCTTAGTAAATTAATAGTAGAAGAATCGATTGTGGCGCTATCAACAGTAAGCTCACCTACACTAAGTCGTGTAAATCGAGCACTATCACCTGTAATACCACCAACACGTAAAGTGGCTGTACCACTTGTTAGATATGAATTCATACTATCAAGTGAGTAATTCAAATGATTAATAGCTTTTACAAAGCTAGAATCATCATAATGTCCAACATCAGGGCTATCAACAAATTGACTTGTTTTAAAATTAGAGTCTAGATCATCAAGGTCACCAAGATAATTGGACATAGTATTAAGCTTTGAAACCATTGATCCAATAGCATCATTTGTATTTACTTGTATTTTGCGTGCCATAGTTTACCTCTAAACCTATTTATACTATTGCTGAGTCATTATTCGTAGATACTAAATGTCCAGCCAACACAATAGAACCAACAGCTGCAAAAGTGGAAGTATCAAGTGGTGATCGATCAGTTAGTACCAATTTTTTAATATCTGTAATTTGAATGTTATCAAAATTTAGTTGATTAAATGTAGAGCTTTCAAGCAATAACACATCCATATTTGTATTGTTTGGAAGATGCACACTGTCGACGCTTAAAGTTGGAATTCTTGCGCTATCATAATTTAAAGTAGTACCAGATATATTAGTAATGAAACCGCTATCAGCATTACTGCTATCAAACTTAAAGAGATTAAAATTGCTAGTTCCTGGATAGTTTAAATAACTACCAGAAATATAATTAATACGAGCACTATCGATATGTCCGCTATCAAACTGAAGATCTAAGCCTGATGATATGGTAAAAGTTGCACTATCAAGAATTAAAAAATCACTATCCGTTTCAAGATTTCCAGTTCGAACTTTATTAAATACAGCTGAATCAACACTAAGAAAATGTACGTTTAGTATACCGGTAGAATCACTAAATAAATTATAAACATAATCATACCCGCTTTCAATCATATTAAGAGCGTTAACCAATGACATGGATTTCGAAGAATGCCGTTGCGCAAAACCACCAAGCGCCGAATCAAATATACCTTTAGGTGAATACCATAGCGCACCAACGCTTGGACCAAACTTAAGCTGTACATTAAAATCGTCTAGATCGCCGACATAATCTGCTTTTAAATTTACTTTTGTTTGAAAAGTAGATAGAGTATCTGAACTATCAATATTAACTTTACGCGCCATCTATCTTTTCCAATATCTTTGAAAGCATAATTTTCATATCACCGACATCTTTTTTTAAGTTATCTAATTCATGCTTTTCTTGTGCCCTAGCTTTTTTTCTAGCTCGAGCTTGATGAATTTCACTTCTATTAGTATTTAGTATCGCACCGGTATCTTGATCTTTCACAAAATCCGGATCACCTTCAACTCGAATTAAATTATTCATTAGACACTCAATGCTATTGTTCTTAAATCTTTTATCCTTACAACCTTAGATCGATCAGTAGAATGGAATACAATCTTTAATTGGAAATTATCAAATTCTGGTAAAGTACCTTGCGTTCCTCCTATTAAATACTCGTATTCTCTAAATATAAATCTATTTGTGTCATCCGGATTATTACTTGAAGTTGGAGCAAGTGTCCAATCTATAATTCGTAAATCTTCATCTGCTGCACAGGCTCTCCAATACAAATCAAAATATGAATTAGTTGGTTTATTCGCCGCAAGTAAAACCTTTAATCCTACAGCTGGCTCTACTAATTTAATTGTTCGAGTAATATGTTTTGAAGCTGCAGACCCTCCTCTTGCATTTGTTTCTGCTACATATTCAATAGGCACATTAAATCCAGTAGCAGCGCCGGATGCTTGGCGATCGATTTGATAATCGATTAATGTTGCCGATGATCTTTGTAAATCTAATAATGGAGTGACATGAGTATTTTGAGTTAACAAAGTTGTATATACTTCTAATGATTTTATATTAGATCCAAGCTCTGATGTTTCAATTGCATTATTTGCCACAACATAAGGTTTACCTTTATACTGAGTTTTATTAGGATTAATATTAAAAAAGTCATCTTCTTTTTGATAAGCAGTTTCAGTTCCAGCATATGATTTGCCAGTGGTTCCTTTAATTTGTGTATACATATTTGTAGTAGTAGGCATTAATTTTTGTTCATTTAAATACATAACCGACCATGGAATGTTTTTTGACACTTTAACATTTACTCCACCACCAATATCATCTGAATCAGCCGCAGCACCTGCAGTAATGGTATATCCTGTCCAATCTATAGCTTGAACTGTTTTTGATCCCATAATTTGTGTAGTTGCAAGTCCACCAATTGTAGCACTTGAATCCATACCAAGAATTGTCACAGGATCATTAGGTAAAAAACCATGACCTTTATGCTTAATTCTTACTGCAGTACTACCACCAGTTGTTTCTACAGGATCTGAGTTAAGTAATTTCATCGGCAATGGAGCGTTCTTAGTACAAACTATACCTTCAGTTGCTGTAAATTCTGCTCTATGAATTACGAAAGTTAAATCTTGATGTTGTGCTGCACTAAATGTTCCACCATTTTGAGAATAGAAAAGAGATCCTAATGCTGGGTTGCGATTAACTCGGCTTGCAGTAGTTCCTACTTCATACTCATCGATTTGTGCAATATAAATTTGATAGCTTGGATCTGTAGTTGTGCATACTAGAGCATAATCAGTTAAGCCTTTGAGATAAACTGGCTCTTCAAATTCAAAGCCTGTTGCAAGAGAAACATCGGCTGAAGTATTAACATTAGCCGTATTAACATATACTGTAGATGATGGTACTATTTCAGAAGTAGAAGGAAAGCCATTTACCATAGGTCTTATTTGTAGCATAACTGGAGCTGTCGATCCTTTAGCACTAAAGTAAAGATCAACTTTAGTTACATAGCATCCGGTAGGCTGATCGACATAAAACGATTGAGCTATAGGATTTCTACTAATTTGATATCCAAGTGAAGTTGTCATTTAATTAACCTTCTTTTTAATTATGCGGCCTTAACTAATTTGTTTTTATATTGTCCATGGACTGTATATGTTTGACCTTGTGTGTATACATCGTAACGATCATCTGCTGTACCAATATAGACAGTAGGTGTTACTTGTTCTATATACTCAATTGATTTAACTTCTACGTCATTAATATAGTCACCTAACATTAAGTCTTCTGTACGTTTCCATGAACCATTAGCAAGAACAGGGTGATCATTAGTAATCTTCAACTCATCATTAATTTTATAGTATCCATTACGCATATGTTTATGTAGTACTTCCATAACTATGCTATTACCTACCATGTCTCCAACTTTAACATTTGTTACAAAGTCAATTGTACCATTAAGTAATACTTTCATGTCTTCGGTTAAACACCAATCAAATCCGCCTTCTTCATCTCCTGATTGACCAGCATCGTGTCCACCATCATCACCATCATCATCGTCTCCACCATCATGATTATTCATACTATGAGAAAAGTCACCGTCCATTTCATCAGCACCTTGGTAATTACCATTCCAGCTATCACTTCCTCCGCCATCATCATGATCATCACCGCCGCCGCCACCATAATTTACTTGAGGTCTATTGGCAACTGTTTGAGAATGTTCTACATTAAGAATACGAGTTGATAAAATATCTTGGTCAATCGTATCTAAATAACCAGTAGATGCATAAAGAGCTCGAGCAATTGTTCCAGCGTTTTTCTCATCATTAGCACTAATGTCTAATATCTTAAATTCTAAAGTTCCTGTCCTAAATCTAATTGCATTAGTGTTAGGAATAAAGAATGATCCTTCGACTGCACCGTTAACATCTGTTGTAAGAGCACTTAGTCCATCAGGATGTTGAGTGGCTTGATCATGTAAATTGCCATATTCAATATCAAGTGTTGCCATTCGTGTAAATGTTTCTTCTCTTACAAAGTTGTCAACACGTACACCGTCAAAATAAGGATATACCACTGAGCTAGGTCTCAGCCCTTGTGCTCTAAAGAATACTTTACGTGATCTCATAAATGGTATAAGCGCAACATTAACTACTCGTTCGGCTGTAACTTCAAGCAATGTTTCTTCTGATACAACTTTATTCGTATTACTAAAAATTTGAGTAGATGTGGTATCTGTTTGTGTATTAGTAGCACTTCCAACTGTTAAATCTGCAATTGAAACTCCACCCCAGTTCCACTGCCAGTTATTCCACAAATAAGCTTGGTTAGTATTAAGTTTAGTTCCACCATTAAGAATCTTTTTAGTTCTAACTTGTGTTTCTCGCCATTCATCAGAAGAAGGTGAAAGCTCAATATCACCTTGATAAATCACAGCTTCGAATGGATTAAGTAGTATACCTCTAGATGCTTTTGTCTGAGAAATATATGGCACTGACGTGTGGTTTAAGTATACATTATCACCTTTACGAATCACGTTTGTTGAAGCCGCAGAGTCATAAATAAGTCTAATATTATCTTCACAGAAAGAAGGAGACAATATATTTAATTGCGGGTCAATAGATGCTCTATAATTACCAGAAGCTGTTAATGAAAATATTTGAGTAGAGAAGTTATCAACAAAAAATCCAGATTTTGTTCTGTCTAAACCACTAGAATCTAAAACTTTAAAGTTTTTAGTATCCATTTCTAAAAGATTAAGCGCAGCTACTTCTTCAATATTATCAAGTCTTTCTTCTAACTTAGCAATATCTTTCATAGTATATCTACGATGATCTATTTTTTGTATTCTATTATCTGAATCACTAAGAGTATTACCATTCATAAAAATATTAAACAAAGGTAGTACATTATCAGGAACCACTGGTGGAGAAGGATTGAAATTATCTCTACCACTGATCAATTTCAAAGAACCTTCTGTATCAATGTATAAAATATATGCTCTATTTAAGTAATAAGATATGTCAGCTCGAACAGTATCATTTACTTGTGGAAGCTCATTAACTCGTGCTCCAGTGCCTGAATTACTAAAATCGCTATCAGCATCCATCACTGATCTAAAGTCAAGAAACCTTCTTAAGTTTACTCGCCGCCCGGTACTCGTCATTCTATGTGATGGAATTTTATCATAATCTATTTGACCAATATACGAATTAGTAGAAAAGAAGTCACCATTAACACCATGAGTAAAATACTTAAACCTTACAAAAACCTGATTACTAGGAGATGCAATCCCAGGTTTAAGTAATAATTTACCGTTTCGATACATTGTATCTCGTTGGCCATTATCAAGATTAAATTTATTACCGAAGTCTCTACCAGCAGAGTCGTTTTCTCGTACACGAGTTACTTCAAAAATATCAGGTTTTCCAAGAAGAAGTTCACCATTAACTACTGAAGCTGTAACAGTAGTTTCATTTAGGGTTTTGTTTCTTACTGTAGCATTGGCTTTATTTACATATCCAAGAATTTCAATTGTAGAATTTGCCGGTAGTCCGCTTAAGTTTGCTGCCGCGGCACCGGCTCCAGTATTACCTACAGTTCCTGTAAAAATATCACTATCTGCTTTCGCAAAATACCAGTCATTCACATTTGCAAATGTTTCACCTGAAGCTGACAAAGAAAGTGATGCTGCACCAGCACCAGATGTTGTGACTGAAAACCTTCTTTGTGTTATAACGCTTATATCATCTAAAGATTGCGGCCTATTGTGTGGTAATGGAAATAGAGCATGATTTTTCTTTACATCAAACAATATTGCTTTGCCTAGTGGCCTATGTAAGTTAATATAGTCATTGACCGAACTACCAATTGACGCCGTATTTCTAAAACTGTTTGTACCTGTCATTTGGATATCGAATAGATAATATCTTACAAAATTGCCAGTATCTGCAGAAACTGCTCTAATTCTACATGTTCCAATAGTAGATCCACCGTGATTTTGTGCACTTCTTAAGTTAAACTTTTGGAAATAATTAATATCAGGTAAGCCTTTATTGTTGGCTGTACCCATAACTGCATTAACTAAAACATAGTTACCATACCCAGCTGCTACGACTTCGTTATTTATTTCTGTGACTTCTGATGGCTTTGCAATTCGAATTGTTGTTGGAGTATATCTTGCAGCACGATAACCATCAATAACTGCAACACCATCACTTACATTTACAAGAAGATGATCTTTATCAGAATCTTCTCCAATATCAACTTTAAATCTTTTAACAAGGTAATTACCAGAATTTAAGATTGGCATAAAATTAAGAGTAGGATTTGCGGCTGTTTCAGTTGTCAATGAAAGTTTAATTTGATAACGATCTGCTCCAGGCGCTGATACGTTTGGTGTTGCTCCTTGATTATCATATAGACCGTCATCATCATCTACATCAATAATTTTTTCATTAATAGTAAAACCAATAGTTTCTGTAGGAGTATCAGTATACTTTGAAACAATCGTAGACTGAGCATCAGTAAAGACAAAGTAACCTTGAACATAGTAAATACCAGATCCAAGAGATAATCGAGTTCCACGACCAACCGCAGGATTTGTAGCTGTATTAGTAATCTGTACTCTAAGTAAAGCAGATCCATTTGTAATTAATTCGCCAGGAGTAAACCTTACTGTACTAGTACCAGATTGCGCAGAAGGAGAATTAGTGTATGCAAAGTAAATAGTAGCCGGATCAGAGCCAGTTGCTTGAATACCCTCAATTGCTCGAGCAGTAACACCTGATGTTTGACCAGTAAATGTTAAACCATTGATATCTGCTGGATTAGTAGATAGCGCGTTTGATGTAGGATCTAGTTTTACAAACTCATAAGCATTATTGAGAATTTGTTCTGCTGGTTTTACTGTTGCACCTTCTTTAAATGTATGTGAACCTAGTCTTTCAATCTGCCTTTGCAGTATTGTTTGCATCTGTGTAAGTTCACGAGCTTGCAATGATCTACCGCTATTAAATAGCATGCGATAATACCCATCACTATCGGCAAAGTCATCTTTATATTTAGATGGGAATATAGTATTACTGAGGGTGATTGCCATTTTTTATACCTTTAGAATTGAATAATAACTTTAATGTCTTCGTTTTGAGCAGGAGTTCGAACCACCGGAGAACGATTATCGATAAACAGAATTGCTCCACTTTCTGGATCTACTTCTGGCAAAATACCACCTGAATCAATCACTCCTTCACCCGCACCATCAACTTCTTCTATTGTTTCACCTGATACAAATGTACCAAATCCAGTTGCGGCTGTTTGGTGATAATATAATCGGTTTGAATCAATATTATCTACATAAGCTCTTGCTGTAGAAGTAGAACCTTCAATTGTTTTATCTTTAGTGAAAGATGTAACAATAGAAGAAAGCGACATACTATAAAGAGCATTGCCAGTTGTATTATTAAATATTGAACCGGTTACTGTAAGAGGATCTCTTATTAATCCAACTTGTCTAAAATCTTGATTAGTAATAAAATCACTATCAGTTCCAAATAATGGTGCATGGAACATAATTGAAGTCGACTTAAGATCTTCTCTTGCATCTCTACCAATACCAGAATCTGGACCAAGCACTGCTCGAGCAGTTGCATTTAGTGTAGGTGATCCACCACCAGTAATCAGTACACTAGCACTCGTATAACCCGATCCTTGAACTTGTGCAGAAGCACCAGAATCTCGCATGCGAAGTCTTACCAGTTGTCCAGTTGCTGAGTCAATGGCTGCATCAACAAGAGCGCCAGAGCCTGTTCCTGTAATTGTTACACTAGGAACTGAAGTATAACCTGCTCCACCATTTGTAATAATACAAGAAAGTACTTCTCCAGCAACAGCCGCGTTTTGAATCTCTAGTTGTTTTAATTGAATACCGGTAGAGTTTGAATCGACTGCACCTTGAAGTTGAACTGGCATAAAGTTAGAAGACATAAAGTCATTGCCACGTTCTGCTGATACAGTGAACAAGAATTTCCATACATAACCATCGGCTGTTCTGAATGAATCATTATTTGAACCAGTAGGTTCAATGGTTGATGCCTGTGCAACGCCATTCTGATTACGACCTGTTTCCAAACAAATATAAACTTGATTATTGTCTGTCATAACATAGTACGGACTAGTAGGATAACCACCTTGTTGATCATCGTATTGTGAGTAAATTCTACCAGAAGACCAATTATTACGAGGAACAACTAGTGAAGTACCTGTTACTTTCTTAACTGACTGTAGTCCATCTCTAAAACCACCTACCTCTGTAGGTGTATTAACAGGTGTTGGTACTGTATCTGATGAATCCCATTGTTCGGATCTACCTACACCAATATAATACTTTTTCGAATCACTACTAAATTGCTCAAAAAAATCTGAGGCAATTTGCCGTTTAAGGGCATCTGTTACAATTGCTGGCATTTTCTAATCCTTATGTACTAATCTCTGCACCAAGTGCAATACGTCTAAAAAATCCTGGGTTTCCAGTTCCATCACCATCGCTATCATATATAGCAAGACATTTTGCTCCAGAATTTCCATTGGTACAGAAAATTAAAGTACCGTGAGGTGGGCTATTTGGAACTTGAGCTACTGTGTAGTTTCTTAGATTGACTTTATCTACTCGTGTTTGAGTATAAGATGAATCAATCATTTGAATAATGTCAGATGAATCGAGTTGTGATGCATCTGCGATCGCTAATACATGTGATGAATCAAGAACATTTACAATTGAATTTACGTAATTTGAATTAATAAATCCTTTTACGTATGAACTATCTGTTAATCCTTTTACATAATTGCTATCGATAATATCTGTTACTTCATTCGAATCAAATGTAGATGTTATTTGTCTAAATTGAATATATGCGCTATCAATAAGTGTAAGCGCAACTGCAGAGTCAATTGAATTATTATTGATTAAAGTAATAGTTGATGCTGAGTCAAATGCTGTTCCTGTAATAAATGATACATATGCGCTATCAATAATCTGTGTAATCTTAGCAATAGTTGCTAGTGTACCTGAACTATCTGGTAATAGTAATGTATTATCTGATGTAGGATCAGAAGCTAAAAGTAATGTTTCATTAGAATCTGTTGTAGCACCTTCAAATCGAATACCACCACTATCAAATGACACTCCACTTGTACCGAAACCGGCAGTAGCTTGTAAAACACTAATATCTCCATATACTTCGGAGAAGTTATCGTTTATCTTATTACCAGCAGTTCGTAGATCATCACCGGTTCCGTCGTTGCCGGTAGCTCCTACATTAATATTTTGTTGTGCCATTTTATATCCTACAATCTAATTAGTGTTATTTATAATGATTTCTAGATAGTACTCGTTGAACCATAAGAATAAGTTTGGAATTGTCGTTGATCCATTGTCTTCAATGTATGATCAAATCTGACTGCAGATCCTGTAGAATCTGCTTCATCAAAAGTAAGAACATATCCGCCCCACTCATCTATACTGCTATACATCGATGCAATACTGTCCAGTGAAAATGCTGAGTATTGAGACATTTTGACATATGGATTCATTCTCTGAGATGCACTGTCTGCATCAGCATCATCAAGTGTTAGTATCGATGCACTAGCAAATGGTGTGCCAAATCCAAAATCTGCATTTGAAAATACCTTTGTTGTATTTGAAAAAGGATCAGTTATAGATTCAGCCGTAGTGATTGATATTTGACCAATACCTTCAAGTACTGTTTCAGCTGCAAGGTGAAAACCTGATGGATGAACAAAGTTACGATACATAGTCTCCCAAGTAACAAGGGAAATAGGTGATCGAATTAATACAGAAAAGATCTGATATATCTTACCATCTTGCAAAAGGTTATCGGCTTCAGCACCAATATGACCTTGTTGAGAAGTATCTCCAATTCTCATCAATCTTTCTTTTGGATAAACAATTTCTACGTTTTCGTTAAAGAATGCTCGAAAGAATCCTTCAGCCGAATATAAAGAACCTTTAACTCGAAAAAAGTTTCCAAAGTTTAGTAATGCTTCTCTTGGATATAAGAATTGGCCTGAAGAAATGCCAAGTGCAATTTCGTCAAACACAAAATCTAGATTTTTAAGAGTAGCATCCTGTACATCTCGTATTGTAAGGAGTTCATTAATGGCACCTCCGAAGTTATCATCTGAATCGAGGAACTCGTAGTATCCTTCTAAAAAAGATATAAGGGCTGGATAGTCTTCAGCAAAATGTTCCGGAAGTACTTGTTTTACTAAACTAGTTTTAAAGTTCGGTGCAAATCTAAAATAATCTTTTTGAGTTTCAAATGACATATTACACGGTTACTTCTAACGATGTGGTTTGACGATCAATAGTTGCAGTTGCCGAAGACTTAGCTGTATCCAATCTTAGTATATAATTTCTTAGAGGCTTAATAAAAGAATCTTGTTCAGGCACTACAGAGAAAATAAGATAAGAATGTCCGGTAATAATTTGTGAAGGTTCAAATGCATTTATTGCAATCGTACCAGCTTCAGCATTATATTCACCAATATTATCAAGTAATACATTTCCATCTAAGTCTTGAATTTCCAAAATAGTTGACTTCAAGCGATTTTTAATTGTTGCCACCACACCTTTGAATTCAAATGCTGATGATGTAACTCGATGTAATATATCATCTGGTTGAGCAATCTTAATTGGATAATTCAAAGCAAATGTATTAAGAGCATTAATAGTAACATCTTGTCGCAATGATGGTTTTACTGTAATTGATGAACTTAAAATAGAAGTATCAAGTGCATCAATCTCTGTAGCTAAATTAGATTTACGGAAAACAGAATCAAAGTTTTCAACATTAGCTGCAAAGTATGTTTGCAAGAATTGATAGATAGTTGTTTCCATTGCACCAAGAGTTTTACCGGTAAGTGCCGGATCAAATTGAAATGCTACGTTAACTTCCATAAAGACATCGATAGGATCTATATATTTAGTTGTCATTG